TGACCTCCCAGATGCTCGCCGAGCGGCTGGCTGAGTCGACCCGCAAGGCCCTGGAGGCCGACTCCCGCCCGGCCAGCATCGAGGGGAACGGAGCAGGCGCACCGAGGATGAGCAAAGAGATAGCACGCGACAATCCGTGGGCGTGCCGTGCCGTACGTAGTGCGGTGATAACTGCCGAACTATCCTCGCTCGCTGGCTCGAGCATCTCATCTGGGAGCTTGCTCAACTCATCGCTTACACTTATCAGCGTGGCGAGCGTTGGCGGTGCCACCTTGTACACCTCTTCCCCGATAGTTATCTCTGTAACACGTTGGAGTATTGCGTCTGCTGTCTTTGTTTCAGTCGTTGCCATAGTTGGTTGGTTAGTATGCTAGTCTGTATATCTTTCCCTTGTCGAGCTTTGCCCGCTTTTTCTTGTCCAGTATCTCGGTGAGCACGACATAGCGCACCGCATCGAGAGCGTGGTTGAACGCATCTATAGGCTGGTCAAGCCATCTGCCGTCGTGTGACTGCCTCCACGTGTAACTGCGTAGCTCCTTGCGGAGGTTATTGGAACGTTTTGTCACGTAGATTTTCATTGAGCGCATCTTGTCGATACCCGCCTTAATCGAATCTGCGCCCTTTGTCGCTGGGTGAATGTCTATACCCCTGCGTGCTATCTCGGCTATCGTTCGAGGCTCTGCGCTATCGGCTATCACCTTCACACCCTTTGCTCCAGCTCGTAGCAGGTCGGCAATGTCTGAGGCGAATAGGCCAGACTGGTAGATAAGCTCATCGAGGTAGAGCGCGTCATCAGTATACCCTACAAGGATAGCGGCGGTAGGGTCATTGGTGAACCCAAAGTCCATACCCACACGGATATGGCGCAGTCCCTCGGGGAGCGCATCGATAACCTCGTGGGAGGGGTACACCAGCCCCTCCACCTGCGCCTGCTGCCCCTCACCATACACACGCCACAGACTGGGGTTAGTCTCCTTCAAGGATAGCAGGTTATCGATGATAGCCTGCTCCAAGAAGGGGTTATCACGGAAGGTGGTTATGAAGTGATACGTACGCTCGTCTCTGTTGAGTGCGCAGAGCCAGTGATCTTCGCTGAACGAGGGGTTGTAGTCGAGGACGCAGAAGCGGGTGGTGCGCATTCGTAGCTGTTGCCACTCAATCTCCAGTAGCTCGTTCGCCTCATTGACGAATAGCACATCTCTCTTGCGCCCTCTGAGCTTCTGCTCGCTGTCGGTGCTGATGAAGTCTACTACCGAGCCGTTGGGGAGCGTGTAGATAAGCTCGCTCTTGTTGAACGCCTTCTCGTTCCACAGCTCCATACGTAGCAGTATCTCCTTGAAGTCGATAAGCACCGAGCCCTTGAGGGCTGGGAGCGTACCACGAACGATCGTTAGGCGTGTCTTAGGGTGCTGGGCTAGGTAGGTGATTAGGTAGATGAGGATATTGTACGTCTTCCCAGAGCGTGACGACCCTTGGGCAGAGATAACTGTCTTCCCTGCCCGCAGAGCCCTGTCGAGGATACGCACAATCTTATTCGCCCTTATCGTCATCTGCGTCTACAATCTCCACACGGATAGAGGGTATCAAATCCTTACCGCCAGCCCCAGTGACCTCGGTGCGTTCGCTGTACCCTCTGGAGCGCCCCCTAGTCTTGAGATAGAAGATGATGGAGGTCACGTCACCTTCATCTATCTTGTTCATCAGTGCGCTCTCTACGTGGTCTACCTGTATCTCACGAAGCGCATCTACTGCGCTTGCGAACTCGGCATCCTCGTTCATCCAGCGGTGGAACGTGCATCTGGCAATACCTGCAACCTCGCAGGCTGGGTGGATAATCCCCCTGCTCGAAGCGAGGGCTTCCAGCATCTTCTGCTTTCGGGCATCCTTGGCTCGCTTGGCTTCGCTCCCCTCGGGGCTTGGCCCTTTCTTCCGACCTCGGGTGAGCTTAGCCTTGTCGGCCGTTGCCCCTTTCGCCTTCTTTTCTACCTTTTTATCCATAGTCTTGTTATTTGCTATCAGCCACTTACGTATAGATACAAAAAAAGGGGCAGTGCGCCCCTTTTCCGTTAGATTAATCCCTGCTTTATTGCAGAGTGATACTTATCTGGCGTTGTTGTCTCGATAGTGATAGTCGAGTAGCCGCGCTTTAGGACTATTCGGTGCAGTCGTCCCTGCGCTTTCTTCTCTGCTATCATCTGAGCCCTTACGGCTTCGAGACACCGCTCCCGCTCTGTTTGCTCCTCGAGGTTGATGTACGACCTCTGCTGGTACAGACGCTTCTTAGCGGCGTAAGTAGTATTGGTCTTTCCCATAGGCTTAGTAAGTTAGTTACTCCTTCGGTGTGGCGTGTAGTGCATCGAGAAACGCCTCGGCTACCGCCTTTCCGTACTTATCGGAGAATACTCCGTGGAAGCCGATCGAGAGGCGTGTACCCCTCATCGAGAAGATAGCCCCAGTGGCTTCGTCTATGCCAATCTGCAAGCCCCTTTGAAGCGTCGTCCATTTGATGCGTGACTTTGCGTCCATACCCTTATCTGATTAGTCCGACTGCATCGATCAAGCGCACCGAGGTAGCCACGCTGTCCGTACCGCTCTCTGCGGTGTGGCAAGCCTCGACCACCCCCAGTTCCTTTACCAGCACCCTCTGTGATGTCGCCTTACCCCTGCCGTCCGTAAGCCCAACGATATAGTAGTGATAGCTATCTCCGTCTACGTCAAGCCCGATAGCCTCGGACACTCCGAGAGGCTTAAGGTTCTTTATCTCTACCGCATCAGAGGAGAAGCTGGCGAGGTAGTCTAACACCTTGGCTTCTGCTTCTGTGTAGGAGAGTGCGTCCACAAGGTGCGTCTCCGTGGTTTTCTTGTCGTCAATGTTGCTGTATGCAACTCGTGCGATGAATAGTTCCATCTGTTAAGTATTTGCGTTTTCGTTAACCTATTGGTGTGGATATGTTAAGCAAATGGGTGTTTCGTTAACCTATTCCGCCCCTTTACTCCTTGAATTTTACTCCTTGAGTTCGTGGTGCTACTCCTTGAGATTACTCCTTGACTCCAAGCAGTCGGCAGGCCATAGATAGTCGGCGTTCCTCGGCTTTTTCCTTGAGTACCTCGAGTGGGATGATATAGCCTGTGGATCTGGCAAGTTCGTAACTCCCAAACTCCCACCTACCGTGTGCGCTAACGTCGACGCTACAGGAGCTATTCGCCTTGTTTACGTCTATCTGGAAGTCGATGCGGAGTGCGTCGTACGCATCTTCGTCTCCATCTTCACCATCTATCAGCGTCACTCTTGAGCGTAAGCCGTAGACAGGCCTGCCCTCTCCTTCCTTCCACTCCAGCGGGCATTTCGCCAGCTGTTGCCTTACTTCTTCGCGTGTCATTTTGTTGCTATGTCTATTATACCTGTGATGAATATGGACAGCCACGATACGACGCCCATTAACGCTGATATGATAAACGCCTTGAAGTATATCTTGCAAGCTTTATCGTCGTCCATCTCATCCAGCTTATATCGGTACTTATTGTACCTATCTATCATCATGACGAATGAGGCTGAGGCTACCAAGGACGAAAAGCACATTATGATATCCTCGATGAGCGCTATCCTTTCTATCATTTTTCTTTGAGGTTAAAGAGTGCGCCCCACCGTCCTAGTCGCGTGAAGGTCTCGCGTGCGGCAAGCCGCCAGCAGGGCGCACTCGTGGTTAGTTATGTTCGTTGCGTTCGGTCTTGAGCTTGTCGAGGGCTTCTATTGCCTCCTCCCATTCGCCTCCGAAGACGTAGGTAATGACGCTCTGTGCGGTGTCACTTAGTGGCACTTCCTTTGCTATCTCCCGTAGCTCTCTGAGTAGCTCGGTGTAGCCCTTCTGTTCGGGTACAAAGCAGAGGTCTGAGGTTGCACGACAGCTCTCTATCGCTGTCTCTATTCGGTCAGGGTCTCCCGTGATAAAGAAGTTCACCGTGTCCGATAGCACTAATCCTCTGAAGTAGTCGATACGATAGGTGACAAGCAGGTTAATGCACCACGCTGTCAGTCTCTCTCTTTGTTCTCTGTTCATATCTTTATTTCTGTTTTGATGAGTTTGCATGGAGGGCGGACAGCTGCCCCTCGAGGGTGTCTACCTTCTTGGTCAGCCGTTCTATCTCCAGCTTCGCCTCATTCTTTTCTCTTATTGCCTCGCCAACCAGTCGCTCCCACTTCCTTGCGTAGTAGTAGCGTGCAGCGAGGATGTGGTGCTCTGATAGAGCAAGGGACAAGACAAGCGAAGAGAGGATTATGAGCCCCATATACGGAAGGAAGAACGAGAGGAAGTCCACAGTCAGATTATCCATTGTCTTGCTTCTTATGAATTAGTCGTGCTTGAATAGTCGGTACACCAGCTCAACCTGCCACGCCCTAAGCTCTTTCTTTGCTTCGTCGATGGTCGGCATAAGCCGTGCGATGTCATTCTCGGGGAAGGATGTACGGCTACCGCTTGCGAGATACTTACCCCCGTACTCTTGGATGTAGGCATCGAGGGGTAGCCCAGTCTGCGCTCGCTTGTTTCCTTCCTCGAAGTCCACCCACACAAGGTCTCTCAGCTGTGCATCTATCTGCTCTCGTGTGACCTCGTTGTGTTTTCTGTTGCCCCTGCGTTCGTACCACAACGTGAGCGTCACTGCGAGCGCCCACACAAACAGCCCACCGCAGGCGATGATGAGCAGGTCGATGAGGTTGTCGGTTGTCATTGTTCGTCGAGTTCAAAGAGGTTACACACCTCATTCACGAGAAAGTTGCGAGCCTCCTGCATTGCGCTGTCGAGGGCAGGATGCAGGCGGATGCATTCGGGGGCGTACGCATTATTGCGATATGCTGTTAATCTCGCTACAGACGGCGAGTTATATAGGAGTTCGATTACAAGCTCTACGCCTCTACCTCCAACTCCAAGTATCGCCGTGTACACCCCTTTGTCGTGATTGTACGCCCACTCTATGGGCTTGAGGCTCTTTGCTATGTCGTTACGTGTCATTGTTGTTCTATGTTTTCGTCTGAATTCTGCGTGTGAGTGACCTTTATGTTCGTCAGCCTACTAACGATACCATCAGCGAATGAGCGAACGTCAAATCCGTATTTAACTCCTCGCACCCACCCGATAAAGTACGATGCGGTGAGTGACACGATGATGATGATGCACCCGATTAGTTCTTGATAAGTCATATCTTCTTAGTATTTCTTGCCGTGCTTCGCAGGGCGGAGTTCGTTGTACTTGGTCTTCAGCTCGATGTGAGCCATAAGGTCGATGCCGAGGCGCTCGCAGAGCAACTCGAGGGACTTGATGGAGTTAAGGAAGCCAAATGTAGGGTCGCATTTTTCGTCCGCAATACATAAATCTGTGACTATCGGCATGAGCGCATCCGTGAGCATAGGAGGAATGCCATCCTCGCCATATAAATCAATTCCGTAATTCACCTTCCATTCAGGTAGACCATGTCGATCAATAAAGTCCCCCAGCAGGTCAAGCAGGCGTATCACTGCGTCGGCGATCTCGTCTTCCACGGTGTCCTTAACAAGGCGGAGGAACTCTTGAGCATAGGGCGCACCCGCTATACGCTGGAGTGTGTCTATCGTGTCGGGGTCGAGCTTCGCCCACTTGCCGATGCGGTCAGCCTCGATAGCCTCGTGAAGCTCTCCGAAAGCGAGCATCAGATAATGCCCGACGGTGTGCGTACCATCCCAAAAGCCTTTAGCCACCGACCGCTCGTGGCAGTCCTTGGCGTAGCGGTTGAGCGTGTCTGCGTTGTAAAGTCTGTATGTCATAGTCGTTGCTATTTGATGATGTGTGATAAGATGTGTTTTATTACTTCCACCGTCCACCCGTTGCCGAGCATCTTGTAGGCTTGGGTGTCGGAGCATCCCCACTTGTACCAGTCGGGGATGGTTTGCAGTCGGGCGCATTCGGTTGGAGTTAGTCTACGGAGCATACGGCTTATTTTAGCCACGGGCTGTCCGCTGCCGTCGTTTCTCGCACGGGCAGGTATACATGGGCTTTTACCTCCTGCCATTTCTCGGAAGCCTCCGTCCACCTTGTGTGTGCGCCATGATCCTACCGCCAACTCTACTACTGGTTGGTTATTCCCATCTTCACGTGACTGAGCATTTAAGCAAGGAGACTTCATTATCTTCATTCTTCGGAACTCTACTCCCCCAAAGAACCTCAGAGAACCGACCGAAAGGGCGATGCCACATGCCATATTATTAAAGCTCCAACTATTGGAGGTCAATGTTGGCGATTTGTCGGGGATAACTCTCGACTTCAAATAGCCACGCCCTCGTTGAAAGATGCCTATATACAAGATGTCCATATCGGAGTGGTTTCCTCCGCTATGCCCACCAGCTGTTAGGCAGGAAGCCTTGTCTTGCTGAGCCTTTGGCTTTAGCTTCTTGTCGAGCTTGACTACGTCTGATGCCTTCCCTTCCTGCGTAGTGGCTATGCTTTCAATAGCCTCCTCGTAGAGAGAGAGATTGCGCATATAGTATTTCTCGTCCACCTCATCGTCAAGGATGTCTCCGATGTAGATGCCTCGGTCTGCGGGCTGGGGTATGTCCGTGAACAGCTCACTCCATATACCCTCGCTCTTCGTCCGTATGTCGCTCCAATATAGGCGCACTCTATTCTGAGCGGAGACAAGGGCGGAGTTAATCACAACGGGTCTAATGCCGAGGCTTTCGTTTATCCTCGCTTCGTCAGCTGGGCGCATCCGCACGTTCTCGAGGAGGTACTTCACGCTGGGGTTGAGGCTTTGTACGTGGTGCAGGATGTCAAGAAAGACCCAATACAGCCTGCTTCGTGGGTCATCGTGACCGAGCATTTTACCAGCGAGTGAGAAGCCTTGGCAGGGCGAGCCAGCGAGGAGGAGGTCTATCTCCTCCCAATCAATGTCCCACTCTCGCCACTTCTCTACGTCTCCGAGCTGGATAGTGTCGGGAAAGTTAAGCTGCGTCTGCTTGATAGCGTGCTTGTCTATCTCGCTGGCGTAGTATCGTTCGATAGGCACGCCCAGCTCTCGCAGAGCTATCTGCCCGCAGCTCATTCCGTCAAATAGTGATAGTACTTTCATTCTTTCGCTTCTTCTCTCTTACTCATCACGGGCTTAGTGCGCAGTGGCCGTGGCACTCGCTCCAGCGTGGTAAGCTTTGCCGTGGGGGCTTGATACTCACCCTTTGTCAGCACCTTCTCTGCGAGCTTGAGGGTGAAGTCATTGACCTTGCCCAGCATCTCAAGGAGCTTGTGTTGCTGTTCGCTGACGAACGAGAAGTAGTGTTCTACCTCGCCCTGCATCTTGGAGTGGTCACGTGCGTCTCGCTTTCGGGTGGCATCCATACGCTCAAGAAGGCGCAGGCGTGAGTGTAGCGTCCATAGGAGGTAGCTCATCACGAGCAGGCCTGCGGAGAGTAAGAGTAGTAGTGTGATTGTCATTTGTCGAATAGTTTGGTAGGTGTTGCGAGGTGGTGGATAGCGAGGAGTAGTGCATCTCGCTCCTCTTGGTTGGTGCGGGTCTGCTTGCTCTTCGGCAGCGTCAGGTTGTGACGCCTGCATACTTCGAGTATTTCAGAGTGGGTGATCTTTCCATCTTGTCCTCTCCAGTGCTTGAGCAGGGGCTTTTGGCAGATGATAGGGAACTCTTTTGCCCGTATCGCATCTCGGAGAAGCTCGCCAACCATAGCGCACCGCCCAAGGTGGTAGCCTTTCTTGGCTACAACTCTGTGGTTATCTTTTGGTGATGCGTGCCAGTTGTGTGATGTCCCCCACACATTCTCGAGGACAAAGCGGTAGGAGTATTCCGTGTCGAGATACCTCTCGTCCTCTTCGCACCGCCATTCATTGAGCAGGTCAAGCACCCTCAGAAATGGTAGCGTCTCAAGGTGTACGGAGCGGTCGTTTAGATTGACGACCGCCCACCCAGAAGCCTCTGTATCTGGATCAATCCCGATGATAAGAGGCTTCTTCGTGGTAGTCGTAGCGCTCATTAGAACGGGAGTGCGTCAGATTGTACTGGGGCTTGTGGTGGCGTCTTCGCCTTTTCCGTGGCAGGGGCTTGTTCTGGCTGTGCCTGCTGTTCTGGTAGCCCAGCTCCGTTTTCAACCTTCCACGCTCTGACAGAGGTGTACCATCGCCCATTAAACTCCCTGCTCTCAATGTCGATGAAAGCAGTTACCTCCTGACCCACCTGCACGGGGTACTTGGCCACATTGTCGCCGAACACCTCAAAGCACACTTTCTTGGGGTACTCCCCCAGCGTCTCGAGGATGTACTCCTGCACCTGCCATTGGTTGCCAGCCTTGCTCGTCCCAGTGCGAAGAGGGAGGGCTTGTAAAATTCGTCCAGTAATTTTCGATTCGTTCATGTCTATGTGAATTAAATTGCGTCTATTCTGATGCCTTGATTAGCCCCCTGCGCTTCCACTCGTCAAGCGTCCAGAAGTTGGTAAAAGGGGTCTTGTCCCAGCCACCCTCATCGCCACTGCTCCTATTGTGAGTTGCGTTTTGTAAACTCACCAGCTTTATCTCGCTGTAGTTTGGGTGCCCTGTGAACCGAGAGTACACGATGGATGATGTCGCACCAATCTTTGATGCGTACTCCTCGCATGCCTTTGAGATTATCATCCCCTCCTCCATCACCATTCGCTCCAGTTCATCGAGGAGCTCTGGTGGCAGTTCTATCTTGTTGGGAGGTGTTATTGCCATGTGTCTTTCCGTTGCTTTCTGTGGTCAGGCACTCCGACAAGCTGTATCTCGATGCAGTCGCCACGAAGTCGGGAGACAGCTCTATCGCCGTAGCGTTGAAGTTCAGACCACGGGAGGTTTGTGGTGGCAACAATCGGCGCATCTCGGTAGCCAAAGTCGGAGCGCTGGTTGATGAGGTCTGCGAGGCTCGCTTTGTTCCCGTATCGCTGGAAGGTGGCTGGCTCACTGCCGAGGTCGCCGATGTGAAGCACTCGGTAGCTTAGCGCCGTATACCTGCCATCTTCGCTGTCGATATAGTCCGACATGTGCCATAGGGCGTGCGTATCGCCATTCCAGAGGAAGGGCTTCATCACCCTGCGACTACTACCGCCATCGTAGAATGGGCGGTGCAAGCCAAGCATATCGCTAAGCTCTCGGAGTAGAGATACCAGCATCGTTTTACCCGTGCCAGTCTCGCCCATCACCAGTAAACCCTTCATCGGGTCGTCTATCTCTGGGTGAGGTAGAGCCAGTAGCCACGAAACGGCTTTGATGTAAGCTGCGGTGCTAACCTCGTCTAGTTCGAAGTTGGGCGTAGCCCGCTGACCGAGTGCCACGATGTAGCTAAAGGCGGTGCTTATGTCAATCTCTTTGTACACGTCGTACACTTGCCTTGTAGGTAGCCCCTCGATGCGCTCCGCTTGTATCTTCTTCACGAAGTCTGAGGCGAGTGGGAGTGCACTTGTCTTTTGTGGTGGTTGCTCTGCGTTGTTCATTGTCTAACTTTTATTTCGCTCATTACACGCCTTGCCATCTCGGCTGTCTTAGCCTTGTACGCCTTGACCTCCTCGCTATCCTCTCGGCTAGCCTGCTCCGCCTTCTCCTTCGCCCACATGTCGTTGGAGTAGCCGTGCGAAGCTGGAGGCGGTGAGGAGGGCTTAGAGGCGTGGTTGTCTCGATAGCACCCCTCTACGACCTTAGCAAAGTTGTCAGCTTTGACCAACCACGATAGGTTCGCCATAGCCTTGTTGCCTCGGAGGAAGGTGGACGCCTTAGCCTCCTCCAGCATCTTCTTGAAGAGTGCTATTGCATTTAGCGTGGTGGCTATCGTGGGGCGCTCCTTTGCATTGCCATCTGGGCGGTCGGGCATCAGCGCAAAGAAGAGCTCCTGCCCATCTCTGCATATCGCACGACTTAGCACCATAGGCTTAGCGAAGTCCTCCTCGCCTGCAGTCGCCTCCTCATAGAGCGCCTTCCACACCTTGCCGTAATCTCGCATATCGGAGCTAGGGCACACTAGCGAGCTAACCATAGAGCGAAGCGAAGTATCCTCTATCGCCTCTAACTCGATGCGCTCGCTATCAATCCCCCCCTCGGGGGTTAGGGGGCTACTTTCTATTTCTACTTTCTCTTTTTCTTTTAGGGGGGTATTTATTACCCCCCCTATAGTCCCCCCCAAAGTAGAGCTGAAAGTAGAAGACAAAGTAGAAGAGCCTTCTCTACTTTCGTCTACTTTCATTTCTACTTTCTCTACTTTCTCTACTTTGGTGGTTTTTGCGTCTACTTTGCTCTCTACTTTCGTTTCTACTTTGCTCTCTACTTTTCTACTTTCATCTTCTACTTTTGAGCGATTGCGCTTTGCTTCGCGAGCTCTATCTAAGCCTTCTTTGACCGCTTGGCTCACATTGTAGCTGCGCTTCTTTGGTGCGGCTTCTTCGCCTTGCTTTTTATCTGCACCGCCAAGAGTTGAGAGGTGGCTGGTGAGGCGTGGTGAGTAGAAGTACTCTACTCCATCCTCATCGGTAGCGATCTCAAACAGACCGAAGTCCTCTATAGTGGATCGCACGACTTCCGCCCTTGGTCGCTTTGGCAGGATGTTCGCCAGGCGCTTGGCGTTGTTTGGATAAGTGTACCCGTCTTCATCTTGCTGTGCGAGCTTTAGGAGGAGGGCGGTGTAGATGCCCCAGCCCGCCATCCCATGCTCTGCAGTCAGCGCTTCTATCTTAGCGTCCTGCATGGCGAAGATGTCGAGAGGTATGTATTTGTGCTTACACATAGTCTGGGAGTGTGAAGTAGGTGGAGTTGAGTGTGCGCCCAGAGATCAGTAGACCTTCTTGATAGAGGTCCAGCAGGATAGGGCGGAGAGTATCGAAGTCATAGCCGACCACCGAGGATAGTTGCTCTTTAAGTACGATCAGCGGCAGCCGTCTTTCTTCCTTGCGTAGCTGGAGGTGTCGCTGTATCGCTCTTATCACCTCGTGTCGGTCTATCCTCTTCACTGCTTTACTTCCTGCTCTCTACGTCCTTTCTCTTCCCTGAGCAGGATGAGCTTGCCTGCCGTATCTACAGCCTTCAATGAGAAGTAGCGGACCCGCTTATTTCGAGCGCGCATCTTATTCGTTAGGAAGGAGAGATACAGCTGGTGGTTATGGATGTGCTGGTCTAAATCTTGATCGCTGAGCTGTCTGAATCGTAGCTCGTCTATGTTGCGTTGCTTCATATAGTGGTTACTTCTGTCTTGTCATCTTCTGCTCTCTGCGTAGGCACTCTGCATACGCATCTACGTCGAGGATGAGAGTAAAGCGCTCATCCTGCAGGAAGGCGCTTGGGTATTTTTCTATTCTTGAGTTCAGTGCGCCACGAGACTTAATACCGAGGAAGCCGAGCACCTTGTCACGACCTGCGATATATCTCTCGGTGGGCTTTGCTATCTCCGTGTGCTTGCTTAGTGCCTCGCACACCGCAGATGAGATGAGAGCCTTGAGCTCTCCTTGGCTGAGGATGATTGCCGTGTCCATATCTATGTATCTATTGAGGCTCGTTCGAGGTGGCGTGTGAGCTTCCTCGCCATGAGCTTTGCATTGCGTATCGCATTCTGCCACTTGAGGTCCTTCGGGCTATTTTCGTAGCCCTTAGTGCCAAGCATCCGTAGCGTCCTTGCGATGATCACTGCATCGGTGTTGGAAATCTGTATCATTGGAGTTGTTGTATTTTGGAGATTGTCTACTT